GCTGCAAAAATAGCAGTCAGTCCTATAATACTATAATACGCCGCTACTCCACTAATTGCAAGAGCGATTGCTAATGTCCAATATCCAAATACTTTCATACTATTCCTTGTTTAACTCATACTTTTCGGCAATGCCTTCTTCGACTAAAATGTCATTAATACATTTACGTCCAGCGTCATCATCGATATATACATATCCCAATGTGCGTCCAAATTTGCCACGTTTATTAAGAACTGTCTTTACAACAAATTCTTTGGGCAATAACTCTATTAGACGTGCCTTGGCAGCTAATCCTTTTTGTTTAATTTCAACATCAGGCGTTTGCAATGATGCTGTTTCTATTCCATATAAACGAATTCTTTGACGTACTAGAACATTAAACCCTAGATCTATTTCTGCTTCAATAGTGTTTCCATCAATTACTCGTTCTAACTTACATTTATACTCATACATTATAATAATACCTCTGTTATGATTTTACTGTAAAGGTATCATTAATGCTATCGCCATTAATAGCTAATTCGTATCCACCTGATTCGGTTGGTCCATATGTGAACCCATGATCTGGTAAATTACCTAACACTTGTTTTAATATATCTTGACTTGTGGTTTGGTTATCCACAAACGTATACCCGTCTATCCATTCTTGAATTGTTTCTGCTGTGTGTATTGCCATTATGAATTATCCTGTATCCACTTTCTAGCAACTCTGTTGCGTACAGGAGCAGTAACAAATGCTCTGATGGATTTTTCTACCTGTTTAAAATTTTCTGCACGTGTTGGATCTTCTAGTCCACCACTGTTATCTACAACGTGGAAATCTTTAGCACCAAATATTTGTTGAAATTTCATAATGTTTGATTGTACTTGTCTCCACATACTACTAACTACTTCACGTCTAAGAACTCTTGGACGATCCTGGTTACGTTGTTGTGACACTTCTTCACTTGTGTTAACAAAAAGCATCATTGGTTCATATCCTAAGGATTTTAGGGCGGCACTGTGTTTGGCAACTTTATCAACATCTTTGCCTGTGCCATCAATAATAATACCAAGTCTGCCATCTAAGTGTGATGTTTCTTTATTCTTAGTAATCTGTTTTGCACGATTACGAATTTCTTGTCCTTGTGGACTGGCAATAGCATCTGGATCTCGTAAATTAAGATCCTGCTTCTTTGCTAGATATTCGTATATATCATCACTGTTGATTGTTTTCATTCCGAGTCCAGTCAATAATTTTCTAGCGACAAAGCTCTTGCCGCTTCCTGGACCTCCAGACAAGAAAATTGCTTTAAAAATAGCAGGGTCATTGACGCCTTCAGCAAAGTTATCTTCTTGTGTTATTTCTTCTATAAGCATTACACTAAATCCTATTGTTTAGTGTATTTATGCTTTTGTTGTGGTATTAATCCCAACGATAAAAGATATGAGCACCAATTGTACCAACCAAACTCAGGCTATTAGCCCAACTTGGATGTACATATGTTGCATGATAATGAGTAGCACCTTCTGTAATGCCACGAAATTTGCCTTCTTCTATAATGTAATAGGCAAGCATCTGAGCGTTAATCCATTCATCTTTATCCTGTGGATTGTCTGCTTTGCCATCGCACCACCAACTAAACTGACATTTATTCCGAATAGGCACATCATCACCAGTTTTCCAACTCTCTACTGTTGGACCTTGTTGAATGACTTCACAAATGGTGTTTGGATATCTAGTATCTTGTACACGATTTAATACCACATCAGCTGTAGCAACTTGATCTGCCATGCTACTACCACGTGCTTCATAATATATATTCATTGCTAAACATATATGTTGTTTTTGTTCAATTTCATCCAACAATTTTAGTTGTTGTTCTTTTGCTTGAACATACGTAATACTACCAAAAACAATCGATGTTACGACAGCAAAATTCATTATGCCGCTGATAATGTTCATTCCAACTACTTGATATTTCATGTTACTACCTCTTATAGTATTATCATTATTAGTAAGATTCCTATGGCTACTCCAAGTAGCCAGCCTGTTAAGAATCCTGTAATAATATCTATTATATTTCTTATCATACTTATACTATATAGTAAAACGTCTTACTTGTCAAGTAAAAAGTTATACTTTAATCACATTCTGGGAACATTTGTACCACAAAGCTCTTTACTTTATCAATATGCTGTGGTTTCCAACGTTGGTCTACAATATTATATGGTACAGTTATTCCGTACTCTCGAATTGTATCCTTTGCCAGTTGATATATCTGTCGTTTATTTAATTTTTCAATCCCATGCATTGGGTTTGCGTATTCTTGGAAACTAGGATGACCAATAGCATACACAGCAATTTGTGTCCCATCTACAGGTACTTCTACCTTAGCAATCATCCTGCGCTTTCCATCTTCGCATAATGCGCTTCTCATATTTTAAACCTCTAACCAGTAATTGGCGTGTTATTGTTTTCTCCGTGCAGGCACCATTGCCTACACAATACCATTATAATACGGTAAAAAGGCTTGGTTGTCAAGTAAAATTTAATGGTTTTTTATTAAAAAGTTACGAAGCTGCAATTAACTCTACTTTCACTGTCCAGTTAATATTGGTTGCGTTTGCACCAACCACATACATACGGAAATCATTGTTGGAATCATCTATTATTAAATCCCATGCACTGCCAACATTGTTGTTGTATTTTGTACTGGCACTGTCATCACTTACAATAGTAATTGCACCACTACTATTATCAACTACACCTTCACGCTTAATAGCCATACTTCCTACACCGCCTATAACTTTACCAATAGCTGTAATTGTAAAGAACCAACTGGTATCAGCTGGAGGTCCTAGACGTGCGCCACTAAACAATACTTCAGTTTGTGCGCTTGTGCTTGTAGATGTAGTTGTATATTTGACGTTTTGATCACCACTAATAGTGATTGTATCGCCCACTGTGCTTACACTGATGTTGTTATTGGCATCAATGCGTTTAAACTCAAAATCGTTACCGTTACGTTGCTTGAATGTACTTTGTCCAGTACCTACATTACTTGCAGTAATATTTTCACTAATAGTAATAGTATTACCATTATCAGTAAGTTGTATACCGGCAGATTGTGTTAGTGTTTTAAACTCTAGGTTTCCAGCATTATTTTGTAGGAATAAACCAATGCCGCCGCCTAAGTTACTGGCATTATTAACACTTGATCCGCCAGTGTTAAATGCTCTCCATCCAGCACTTGATCCGCCAAAGTATCCTTCATATACATCATTAGTTGTGTTGTATCTAAATTCACCAGGTTCAGTGTTTGGTCGTTGAGATGTTGTGCCTCTTGGAACTTGTACTGCCGCATTTCCTGGAAGAACTGGGTTTGCCGCCATACTAATATTAATATCGCCACCCTGTCCAGTGTCATTTAAAATCTGTAGTTGGCCAGATGTTGTTGTTAATCTACGTACTTGACTTAGTGATCCATCTTTAACAACAATACCACTTCCAGAATTAGCGTCCAAATCCTGCAAGTAAGTTCCAACTGGAGTTGCCATTGCAGTATAGTCACTAATTGTGTTAGTACTAGGGTTACTGTTACGAGAAAACGCAATGTTAATATCACTACGTACTACAATATCGCCTTCATTTAATGAGCTTGCAAGAGATAACTGTGCGCTTTCACTACCAACAATTCTCACTGTACCGCCAGTTACAGTTGTACTATTAATAATTGTAGTGCTTGATCCACCTGTGCCAGATCCATTACTGCCAGTGGTATCAATACCTCCAGCATTATAACCAGGATATGATGTAATATCTACAGTTTCACCTTCTGGGGTAGTTGTTGCTGGTACATATCCACTACTGTTGTCTGGATCATCCTGTGTTACTGATGCAGTGTATCCCACAATCTCACCACAATAACTGAAGACTGGCTGTCTTTGGCTAATTTCTGGGCTTGGGTCTTGTAAACTATCCAATAATGCTATTAACCCTGGCTCCAGTATTAGTTCAAATATATTTTTGTATACCTTACCGTTTTTGTCAACTACTGGATATCCGGCCAATCGGTCATACTGTGCTTTTAATTGACTTGCTAGACGTGTGTTACCTTGTATCCCTGCCGCATCTGCATTATGCATCAAGCCCATATCAGTGTTTGTGGTTGCACTAACATCATTACTAAACATACTGCCGCCCAGTGTACCTTCAGTACCTACAACGCTGTTTTCACGATCCATTAGTGACCTTAGGTCATCTTTTACACTGTTAATACTTGCTACTAAACCGTTGAGTTGGTTTTGTGTTAGTGATCCGCCTTTAATAGCATCCCACTGACTGGATATATCACCAAGTATACCGCCATTAAATAAATTTAAGTTAAATTCCTGCCCATTAAACCCAAGACATCCACCAACTTGATCTGGAACCATATTGCCAATAGCATTAATAATGTCTTTACCAGCACCAAGGAAACTATCCATAGTTTGTTCAAGTATGTTTGGAATTGCTATTGGTTCAATTGGTGTAGCACAGAAGTTAATCATATTTGCTATCTGTGTTACTTCAGCAAGTGCGCTGTTTACACGGCCCAGTGTTTCTTCAATACCAGTGTGTGTCATAAACTTGTCAAATTCACTGTCAAGTTCGTTTAACGCATCCAGTAGTTCTGCTTGTATTCCAGGCACGCCCAAGATTGCCTTAAGGTTAACACTCAAACACACTTGTATGTTTGGTAATTTAATACCACGTCCAGCCAACAGGTTACATATGATTTCACGTAATGAGAAATCATACTCACTCTTTACAACAACTTTTGCGTTATCGCCTATCTGGCCTTGAATATCAGTATTTGTGTGATGTCGAGTATCTAAGTACTCATTAACACTTGCTAAACCATTTGGAAAATCTGTTGACGCCATTGTTACCCTCCAATAAACACATTATTACTACCAGATGTAGCACTTGGATTACAATGACTTCCTCCTGGAATAGGGCATAAGCTATCTGCACCTGCACTATTGCCTACAATAACAGTGAGTATTCCACCAATATACACATTAGGATTAGCGGCATTTAGGTTGCCTCCGCCATGACTATTGGGATTACCATCAACTGATGTTATTAAATTGTTTGTATAAACACGTTCACATGCGGCGTTTGTTTGAGCACCACATGCTCTTGCGTCTGTATCTCTATGAACTGCTGGCATAACTTTTTCCTATCTAATGATATTTATCAGAAAATAAGTTTAGATCCCTCAGCACTGGTGTCAATACCAGTGGTTGCTTGCATATAAGCATCTTTAAATGGCTTATGTGCTTTGGCTTGTGCTACAACCAAGTTTTCGTTAAAACAAATCTCTGGTGTATCAGTCATAACATCTGCTGTTGCAAAGTATGGAGCCATTGCTGGTCCTTTTTCTGTCATTACCATAGCAAGTGGTTTACGCATACGTATTTGACCGTTGCTGTGTTCTTGCCACACACCAATAATCTCTTCTCCACTGGTAAGTTTAAGGGCAATAACATCGCCCTTTTTATTAATATCAATAATCATAAAGTATATCCTGTTCCGTTAAATCCTGTAGTTTCAATATATGTAGCTAGTTGATCATAGCCGCCTATTACTTTACCATCAATTATAATTTGTGGTACTGTTCTTGCATTTGGAGCCGCCTCTAATAGTTGCTCACGTGTTGCGTCTACACCAACTACATGCTCAGTGAATGTTAATTTCATCTGAGTAAGTAGTCGCTTTGCCATTACACAGTAAGGACAATTGGGCTTACTGTATACAATAATATTGCTCATAAGCTCATCCCTTTAAAGGTATCTTCGCTAACATCTTTGTTAACTCCACCAATTACATAACTACTAATTTCTGTTTCTTGTGGTGCTACTTGTACATCTGCGCCACTGATCCATTTTTGTGTCCATGGTAGTGGACTTGCTTGTGGTACTTTGTATGGGCTTGGCAATCCAACCGCTGTCATACGTTTGTTTGCAATCCACTCTACAAATTCACTCAGTAGTTGCTCGTTAAGACCAATCATACTACCATCTTTAAACAAGTAACTTGCCCATGCTTTTTCTTGGTCAACAGCATCAACAAACATTTGTACCATTTCATCTTCACACTCTTTGGCAATCTTAATAAAGTCTGGATCGTCTTTTGGTAAGATTTTCAACAAGTATTGTGTACTTGCCAAGTGTAGATTTTCATCACGACAGATTAATTTAATAATCTTAGCATTACCTTCCATCTTTTTAAGTTCAGCAAACGCCCAACTACATGCAAACGATACATAAAAGCGAACGCCTTCCAAGATGTTTACACTCATAATAGTTTTGTACAATGCTTTTTTAAGATCGTATAGATTAACTTCTACTTTTTTACCATTTACAGTGTGTGTACCTGCACCAAGTAAACTGTAGTATCCGCTTTTCTCAATCAAGTCATCATAATACTTTGAGATATCATCAGCACAATCTACAATTTCTGGAATGTCCATGAGCTCATCAAAGATTTTTGTTGGGTCATTATAAATGTTACGAATAATATGTGTGTAACTACGACTGTGGATTGTTTCACTAAATGTCCACGTGATTACCCAGTTTTCCAATTCAGGAATACTAACTAGGCTACCAAATGCTTCAGCTGGCGCACGACCTTGTACACTGTCCAACAAGATTTGTCTTTTGAGATTACTTGTAAAGATATGACGTTCATGCTCATTTAAATCTTTGAAGTCTTTTCCGTCTTTGTATACATCAACTTCTTCAGGACGCCAAAAGAATCCCAATTGTTTGTCAGTTAACTGATCAAATTTACGATACTTCAGCGTATCGTAACGCTGGATGTCCACCCCGCCTTCTGGATCTAGAAACGCTAATGCTTCCGTGTGGTTGCCTTCTTTGTTGCTGTTAAAAACACTCATTGTTCACTCTTCCCTATATTACACAAGCATCGCAGTCTTCGTCATCCATCTGACCTGCGGCTAGTTCACTGTCTTCTGCGTTGATGTCAAGTTCGCCCTGACCATCAAATGTATTAAAATAGTATAATTGCTTGCCACCATATTTGTAAAACATAATAAGGTGCTGTAGCATAACACTCATTGGGATCTTTTCATCCTCAAAGAATGTTGGATTGTAAGTAGTGTTAACACTGATACCTTGATCAATATATTTTTGTAACACTGCCATAATTTTTAAGTAACCTTCAGGACTCTTTTGATCCCACAGTAGGTCATATTTACTTTTTAGTTTGTGGATACCCGGCACAACTTGCTTTAATATGCCATGCTTGGATTGTTTAACACTTACAAAACTGCGTGGCGGTTCAATGCCATTTGTACTGTTTGAAATTTGCGCTGATGTCTCTGCCGGCATCAGTGCCATTAGTGTTGAATTACGGATACCTGTTTGTTTAAGTTGTTCACGCAGGCCTTTCCAGTCCATACGTTCTTGATGTGGAACAAGTTCGTCAACATCTGTTTTGTATGTCATGTTTGGTGTAATACCTTTGCCATACAATGTTTCCGGTGTGCCAGGGCATGCTCCACGTTCTGCCGCTAAATCTGCACTTGCTTTAATTAGATAGTAACTCCATGCTTCTGCCCACTCATCCACAAGTTCCAAGTTGGGATTCTGATACGTTGTATCATTTTTAGCAAGCCAATAAGCAAAGTTAATAATTCCAATACCAATTGGTCGGCGTTTCATTGTGCTTAGTTCTGCCGCTAATACTGGATACTTTTGATAGTCTAGTAACGCATCAAGTCCACGCACTGCTAGTTCACATGCACTCTTGAAGTTATCAACACCACGCATTACTCCCCAATTTACAGCACTCAGTGTACAAAGACTAATTTCACCTTCTTCATCAAACACGTGGTTTAATGGTTTGGTGGGTAGATCAATCTCACTACACAAGTTACTCTGATGTATTGGTGCAACTGCTTTATCAAATGCACCATGATCATTTGCATGATCCACATTCATTAGGTATACACGACCTGTGTTTTTGCGCTCTTCGATAAATGCACTAAACAAATCAATTGCTTTGATACTCTTTTTACGTAGTCTTGTATTGCGCTCTGCTGTTTCATACAAACGTTTAAATTCGTCTTGGTCAGCAAAAAATGCTTCATATAAACCAGGAACATCACTTGGTGAGAATAGTGTAATATCTCCACCTGTAAGCAGACGCTCATACATAAGTTTATTAAATTGTACACCATAGTCTAAATGACGTACACGATTGTCTTCAGTGCCTTTGTTGTTTTTAAGCACCAACATATCTTCTACTTCCAAGTGCCAGACTGGATAGTATAATGTTGCCGCTCCACCACGTACACCACCCTGGCTACATGATTTCACAGCCGCTTGGAACATTTTATAGAAAGGAATAACGCCCGTGTGTGTTGCGTCTCCTTTGCGTATAGGGCTACCAATAGCTCTAATACTACCTGCACCAATGCCAATGCCTGCTTTTTGGCTTACATATTTTACAACTGCACTTGATGTTGCATTGATACTATCTAAACTGTCGCCTGTTTCAATAAGCACACAACTACTAAATTGACGTTGTGGTGTACGTACACCTGCCATTACTGGTGTTGGCAAACTGATCTCAAATGTACTAACAGCATCGTAGTAGTCTTTGACCCAACGTATACGTGTTTCCACTGGATAGTCGCTAAACAATGTAGCGGCAATCAACATGTATGCCATTTGTGGTGTTTCAAATATCTCACCACTTGCACGGTTTTGTACCAAGTACTTGCCACGAAACTGTTCCATACCAACATATGCAATGCTGTTATCACGTTCGTGCTTAATATAGTTGTTTAGTATATCCCATTCAGCTTGAGAATAACTTGAGCCTAATTCTGGATCATAAAATCCACGCTCAGTGTTTACTTCAATCAAGCGGCTGATGTGCCAGGGGTCATACTGACTGTATACCATTTTACGTAAATGATAATTTATAAGTCTACCCGCTACCCACTGGTAGTTGGGCGTTTCCTCACTAATTAAATCAGCGGCGCTTTTTATTAATGTTTCTTGAATGTCTTCACTTGTAATGCCATTATAAAATTGTATATGGCTTTTTATTTCTACTTGGCTTGGGCTTACGCCACTGATGCCTTCACATGCATGAAATACAACTTTGTGTAGTTTGTCTATGTCTAAATCTTCTCGATCGCCGTTTCTTTTAATTATTTGTATGTCGCTCATTATTTCATCTTTCCTCTTATCTTATGCTGATAGATTGTGTTTTGTTACTTCAACTACGTCTTTACATAAAAAACTTTCTTGCACTTGTAGACTGTCTTTTACAGACGACCAATCTGCAACCTCACTGAGGTTGTAGTTAAGTAACCAACGGCCATCAATCAATGCTGTCATATATATATCTGAATTTGCTTGATCATACACTCTTATAATACGATTTTCTACTTTTTCGTCAATATAAAAAAGCGTGTATGACATGCCAATTGCAGTACTAAATTTACAGTAATCGCCGCGGTGTAGCATCTCCCACACACTTGGCCAAGTCTGGATATCATATGGATCCAAACTTATATTACTTAGTGGAGCATACCTCCACCACTCGCAAACATCACGACATGTATGTAATAAGTCGTTGATGTCCAATCCTTTTCTAAAGTTTCTCCAAGAGGCTAGTCGCTTCTGAGGAGATTCAAACCACATGGTTCTAAGCTGATTTACATTTTCCAAAATTTGAACGTATAATAAAGGGTTGCTGTTGAAGTCTCGTTATTAGTATATGTTAGTGAAAAATCACTACCATTGATGTTTCCAGCAAACACTACGTCTACGTTTGCTGTTAACGTGTTGTATTGATCATCAATATACACTGTTCCTGCACTACTGTCAATCAATATTCTTAACTGACCCATGCGATAACCTGTGCCTCCTGCCAGTTTGATACTGTAGTCGATAAAGGCTGTATCGTAAACTGATGTATCAAAACCAAACCCAGTTGCAGTACCAGCAACTGCACTAGCAGCTAACGGTAAGTTTCCTGGGCGCACTGTGTCATTAATAGTGGAAATTTCACTATTGAACTTCATTGTGATTGTACCAGCGGCTGGTGGAGAGCCAAAAGTAATAGTAGTACCAGCAACTGTATAATCAGCACCATTGATTAATGTACTGTTCAAATACAAAGAAGGGTTTGTAATATTAAGTGTTGTTAACGGATAATCAGCACCTGAGGGCAACTGAAACACTGTCCTTACTGCATTTCCTGTTCCAACTAAATATTCTTCATTTCCTAAAAATAGTCGTTGTGTATCTGTTGCATAACCAAACTCGCCAGGGGCTAAGATTGGAAGGTCTGCAATATCACCTCGTCTAATTTGTATTTTACTAATGCGTGTATCTGCCATATTTTTTCTCCACTAAACATATTTATGCGTCTTAAAGATTATAAAATTGTTCTAATCTTTTAGCCCACAGTGTTTCGTAATGTTTAAATTCTTCGTCTTTGACCTCAAACAGTTGCCATTCACAATCGCCACTGCACATAAAGATAGCAATGTTTTGAATATTAGTTTCAAACATTTCATTGTGTGCAATACCATATGCGGCGCCTTGAAGGAAATAGTCTTCAATCCATTCACGCTTCTTGGGCTTATTGGTTTGCTTAAAGTCCATGATAGTTGGTTTGCCTTTGTACATGCCAACCAAGTCAGTTGTACCAGCATACAAGTTAGCGGCACACAAGTTTACTTCTGTACCCCATATCTCTTCAACATCATTTTCAATATTATCTACAACAACTTTAGCCATTGCTTTAGCTTGTTGATGTACTAAGTTGTTACCAGGATTATAAGTTTCGTATTCGCCCAATGCCCAATGTTCTAATATATTGTGCATAACTGTGCCTCTATTAGCGGCAGTGGTTGTAATACGCTGTGCTTCTTGTGTACCAACACGTTTGCGCCAGTTGGCTAATGCTTGTCGCTTTTCAGCTGGCTGTGTGGCGCTTAGGATTGTTGTTACACTGGGTACAGGGTCTCCATACGGATTTTGATATAGACGTTTACCGTCTACTTCTGTACGCTTTAATTCTTTATACGGATATTTTTCATTTATTGTTAACATACTTAGTATTATAACAAATAAATTAGTGTTTGTCTACCAGTAAATTATCCATTTAAAGGTTTTTCCGGTAGCAGCATTGGTTTGTTGCTGAATGTTATATCCCAAGTTAGTAAAGTATAATCTAACTTGTGTCATTTCGTCATCACTTTTACGATCTGTTACTGCGCCAGTGTGTACACTATTGTAAGTGACACTGGAAGGTGTGGTTGGGCTCAATGTGCTTGCACTTAATCCCAGGTCTGTGTTTGCAGTTCCACTACCGATCGTTACACTCCAGCTAGCTTGCTGTGGGTGTGTATACGCCAAAACTAAGTTATTACCAGCATCTTTACTTGCTACTAAGCCTACTACGCCACTATCATTGATATCAGCTATAACTGCATTTAAATTAGTTCCACTTGTACCCAATGTAATTGTCACACCAGCAATTATCAGTGTTGGTGTTCCTGTTATTGTTGGATTACTTACAGTACCTGTAACTGTGGTGGTGGGGGTACTCTCTGTCATAGTAGTACCATCGTCCACGGTTACACTGTAATCACCAGCATCACTGGCAACAATAACTTTGCGCATAATTGTGTTTACTTCATCAAAAATATTTAATTGACTTCTTGCATGGCTACGGGCCTGTGTTTTGTTTAATTGATATGTCATAATCCTAGATC